AACGACACATTGTACCTAACCGCGGGTGTCGGTAACGCTGCTATTGGCGGCTCTGATGTTTTCGTAACAGCTAGAGTACGTTGTAGAGTTGTTAAACTATCTTCTGAAGACTGGATGGCTATCGCTATACAATCAACCGCTAGTGATAACTGAGGTGTTTACCTTGGTTAAGATAGAGGGAACTCTCGATGAAATACGAGAACTTGTTGGCGACGTTAAGCGCACTGTTAGCACTGTTAAGTCTACGACTAAGAAAGTGGCTAAAGCGGCCAAAGGAACTACACGTCAACTATCAGCTTGGCAGCGATACATCAAAAACAAATCAAACCACATTAAGTTTAAGCGTGGAGACAAAAAAGGAAGATTAGATCTAAAGAAAATGTCAGCTGCTTTCAAAAGGAGTAGAAAGAAATGACGCTCCCTAAGACTATTTTTGAATACAAGCCGCTTAAGAAATTACCAGGTAAACTAGCTAAGACGTCTAAGAAAAAGAAGGAGGCTAAAAAATGAGTAAAGAAGAAGATATGCAACGTACTCTATGTGCTGAATTTCCTTTCTTAAATGTCCAATGGAGTAAAGGTTCAGAAGTATATGAATTTGTTACGGTTAGTCCTTACCAAGCTCTAGGACTTAATTCTTGGTTTTGTCAACAAGATATAGATCTGTCAGGTTATGCTATGCAAAAGAAAACATTCTATCCTTATTCATCATTTGAACAACGTAGTAGCGGTACTTCCGCGGAAACTGACGCAACTTTGACTGTTCAACCTTACATAGGCGAAATAACTTTGATTAGTTCTGTTCCTTTAGATGACGACGCATTAACACTTGCATTGACTTTTAGCCCTGGTTTTACTCCAGCTTCAGGAAGTGGTATTAATTCAAGGTTTGATAGATCAGTTATTCTTCATGGAGAAATTAAAACTTTTACTGTTGACAGTTCAATGGCTGTTGCAGGTGGAAACAACTTCCTAAGACTAATCGATAGACAAACATTCTCTTCTTTAGAACCTACAGCTGCAGATAAATTATACGGTTACAGAATTATTACCTTAGCAGGTGGTGAAGGAGAAATCAATCTAGCGTTTGTTCCATCATCAAGAGTACTAATGCCTGGTACTTTATCTGAAGAACCTAAACTTGAGTACATGATGAGACTCAAGAGATCATACGAACTTGCTAACCAGGTGTAAACATGAACCAAGACTATCCGACGTTACGTCGCATAGGTAAATTACTTTACGAAGGTTGGGAGAATAGACCAGATGCTCCTACTTGGGCAAAGCGTACTCCAATGGGTTTATTCTATGAAGGACTAGAAGAAGTAGTAGACTTACAGTTTCAAGCTGCTCTAGCAATTAACCAAGGCAAAGTAGCAGGTAAAGACCAATATGGATCAGTTGAAAGAGAACGTGTTGAATCACTAGGAACTAAATTTATTTATTCTCCTGGTGCATTTGTAGTTTAATCATATTTGTCTATATTTTCTTGTTCTGATAAATCTTTACGCGCATCAATTAATTTGCACACCGCTGCATCTACCCAAGGTAAAGAATTATGATTAGGGAAAGCATCTTTGATTTGTTGAACTAGATTAGTAATCTCCCAGTATAGTACGTCGTGAATAGTTTCTCTCATTCAATCAACCCCAAGTAAGTAGTACCTTTACCACATTTTTTACATGGCATTCTGCCCTGGAGAAGAACAGGATCAGAATCTAAGAATGTAACGTCGCATGGTTCACAATATGCACCATACTTTTCTTTAATTTCAGGCTTCGCTTTGTATTGTGTAGCCTGTTTCTTCATCAATTCTTGTCTAATCCACGCACTGAAGTTATCCATTTTGCGTGCAATCTCGTAAGTAGTCGGGCATAGAGTTATTGTTTTATGTCTCATATTACATTGGCAGTTTATAATCTTATATTAAATGTATGTATGTATTAGAGAAAAAAGGTCGAAGGCCATATATCCTATGGCTGCTTGGCATAGGGTGGGTGTGCTGGGGAGAGTAACAATGGCGTGCTTTAGTAAAGAAGATTTAATCCTTGGATAGGATGCGAACATGTTCGGTTTGTTTAATAACCGTCAATAACACCAGAGTATTATGGCGAAAGCAAAGACAGGTAGTTTCTACCTAACTGAAACAGTAACATTACCGACCGCATCTGCAGCAGGCAGTATAGTACAAGGCTCCATAGACCTAGGGGCTTATGTCAACGTACCAACAGGTCAAGCAATAGCAGTTGAGAGTGTAGACTTTGTTTACCAGAACTCTGCTAACTACCTTGGCTCAGCGGCTAACATGTTGAATGCTGATGGTGCTATTAGTACACAATTGACTGATCTAAACCCTGGTACTTCCATGGTTAGAGCTGACAATCAATCACTAATTGCTTCTGGAACTATTAACGTAGATTACTCAGCTAACATTGCAACTCACACAAGCGACCTTTACCCAGATAACTTTGGCCCAGCTGCTTTGTCTGAAGCATTCATGGTTGTCAACGACACATTGTACCTAACCGCGGGTGTCGGTAACGCTGCTATTGGCGGCTCTGATGTTTTCGTAACAGCTAGAGTACGTTGTAGAGTTGTTAAACTATCTTCTGAAGACTGGATGGCTATCGCTA